ACAACCATATTAAATAACATGAAAGATGTTCAATTATTTAAGATTGATATGAATAAGACCAAAATGATTAAGGATATAGATTTTATAAAAGAAGAATATGAGAAGACTAAGTTTGTTGAAGTAACTAGATTGAATAATAAAATAAACGTAGATTTAGAAAAAATAAAAATAAATTTTGAAAACAAAGTAAAGGATGTGTATAATACACTAGCTTATAAAAATCCAGATATCAATGTCATTACTAAAACATCTGTATAAAATAATGTGCATTTATTCATATAGGAAAATTCTTGTATTTTACACCTTTTGACATATAAAAATTGTATCTTTTCATATTTTATTATTTTTGTCTGGTAAGTAAATATATTACAAGGTTATAATACATTATCATTTACACTAGTCTATCTATGATCACTTTGCAAAAATATAAAAAGTAACAAATGTTTGAATAGATTTACATAGCAACATTAACATTTGAAATTTCAAAAAATGGTAAAGAAAAATAAATAATGAATTAATTGGAATAAGCAAGACCACCCATACCAGAAAGGATACGGAGGACATTATAATTTACAGCAAACAAATATACTGTTCCATCAATAGATGATGACATAGATAGAACAGCAGAGTCAATACGAGACATATTAAGAGTGCCACTTGGCTGATGTTCTTCTGGTTTAAGAGCAAAAGAGTAAACATTAATACCTCCGTGGAAAACATCAGGTGTATTCATGTGATGTTGATAAGGTTGAACTAATGTGAAATAACTACCATTACGTTCAGCAAATCTATCATTACCATTAAGCATAATCTTAGAGCGCATAACAGGATTTGATGATGCTAAATAATCATTGCTTGCAGAAGATCCTCCAGCTGATGAGAAATTGTTCCAATAAACTTTATCATCATTATTGTGAACAACCCAAATTAATTCTTTGCAAGGGTGATTGAAATTCATACGTAAGCTCTTCATAGAGGTAGGATCAGAACTCTTAGAAATACTGTCAGTTCCTGTGAATTGAAGTTGTTCAATCAAATATTCATGAGATAATTGAGCAAATCTGCGTCTTTCATCAGTATCTAAGAAAATATAATCTACCCATAATTTGGCATCATTAAGAACCAAATCAGTACTATCTGTGAAGCCTGCATCACTGTTTTCCTTGGGATTGCTATCTATTTTATCTTGAACATTAGTATAATTTCCTGGATTTTTATCAACAAGTTTTGAAGCACTCTCATATTCTATATTTATTTTAACTTCATGATATTGTAAGGCTATTAAAGGAAGTGCAAGACCAACGTTGCGACAGAACCAAAATTCTAATGGAACATACATTTCATATGATTTATTTGCAGCTAATTCAATACAACGATTATATTTATCAGCACCAACCATAGTGTAATAACCTTCTTTTTTTCCAGGTGGAAGAGTTAATTCATTCCAAATGTATAGCCATTCAGCATAATGTTTATCTATTCTTTGTCCACCAATTTCCAATTCAATTGTTTTCAATAATTTTTGTCCAAAATTAGGTACCAAAGGTACGGGTTTTGAAGAATTTTTATTAAATATAGTGCCATTAAAATAAACACGATGTATTAAATCACCATTACGTGTTATTTGCACACTAACGCGTGAACCAAATGCATTATTACCTGTTGGTGTTTGTTCAATTGCTTCAATTGAAAAATTAGTATGGCGGCGATATACTACCTTGAAGAAAGTTATTTGAGGATTACCAGTCAAATAAACATCTTGTGCACCATATGCTACGAGTTGAAGAAGACCACCTCCCATTTATGCTATATTCTTTATACTATAATAGGAGAAAAAAAAAGAGAACATAATTATGTGCTTAATAAATGTATGCAAATAAATACTAATGTTTTTAATTTGAATATGCAAGACCTCCCATACCTGAGAGAATGCGCAGGACATTATAATTTACAGCATAAACATATAAATTAACATTTCCAGCAGTCATAGCAGTAGTATATGTACTATCAGAAGTCATAGTTAAATTAAGAACAGCAGTATCAATTCTTGACATATTGAGTGTTCCACTTGGTTGATGTTCTTCTGGTTTAAGAGCAAATGAATAAACATTAATACCAGCATTTGATGGAATATTTTCGTGATGTTGGAATGGTTGTATTAAATTGAAATATGAACCATTTCTCTGTGCAAATCGATCATTACCATTTAATACTAATTTAGCATTAGCTACAGGATTAAGAGAGGTAATAGCACTATTGCCAATTACAGCTTTAATAGTGTCATAAGTTGCTGGTACTGCAGATACACCTGATGAAGATGTAGTATAGTTAAACCAATTATTATTTGTAGTTACCTGATTAGAATTTTTAACATGTGCTACCCAAACCAATTCTTTGCAAGGATGATTGAAAGATAATTTGGGCTTAATATTTCCACTTAAAACAGCTTCTTGTCCGGTGAATTGTAGTTGTTCAATTAGATATTCATGAGATAATTGGGCAAATCTACGTCTTTCATCTGTATCCAAGAAAATATAATCTACCCATAGTGATGCAGTAAAACCCTTAGTTGGAGCTGTTGCTGTTCCCTTACAATTATCAGCAGTTTCAAAATTGATATTAATCTTTACTTCATGATATTGAAGGGCAATTAAAGGAAGTGCAAGACCAACGTTGCGACAGAACCAAAATTCAAGAGGAACATAAAGCATATCAGTAATTACGCCACCTTTAGCACCAGTCATATCATTATATCCCTCTCTCTTAGAAACAGGAAGAGATAATTCATTCCAGATGTATAACCAATGTGAGTAATGTTTGTCTATCTTTTGACCACCTATTTCAATTTCGACATAATTTATCAATCTTAATCCAAAAAATGGGCACAATTCCTCATCATTATTTGACATATCAAGAGCCAAATACATACGATGTATTAAATCACCATTTCTAGATATTTGACAAGTTACTCTTTGTCCATATCCAGGGTTTCCATTAAAAGTTTGTTGTATTGCTTCAATTGAAAAGTTAGTATGACGGCGATATACTACCTTGAAGAAAGTTATTTGAGGATTACCAGTCAAATAGACATCTTGTGCACCATATGCTACGAGTTGAAGAAGACCACCTCCCATTTATGCTATATTCTTTATACTATAATAGGAGAAAAAAAAAGCAAGAATTACTCGTGTTATAAAAAAGCGAATTAGATGAAATTTATTAATTTGAATATGCAAGACCTCCCATACCAGAAAGAATACGGAGGACATTATAATTTACAGAATAAATATTTATATTATCATATGTTGTTTCACCTCCATCACTTTTATATGGTGTGGATGCATCAACTGAAAGAACAGCAGTATCAATTCTGGACATATTGAGTGTTCCGCTTGGTTGATGATCTTCTGGTTTCAAAGCAAATGAATAAACATTGATACCCTTGTTCATAGGGATATTTGTATGATGTTGATATGGTTGTACATAGTTAAAGTATGTACCCTTACGTTCAGCAAATCTATCATTACCATTTAATTGTAATAAGCAAGATTTGAATGGATTTGATGCACTGCTAATAGGTTGTATTCCATAAATATGATTTGTAGGTGATGATGAAAATGCATTTTTAGAGTCTGACATAGAGTCATCCATATTGAATAAATTAGAATTAGTATAATTATACCAATATTTAGATGATTCAGCATCTTTTTTAGCAGCAACCCATACTAATTCTTTGCAAGGATGATTGAAGTTGAGCTTGATGCGATTTTTTCCTACATTTAGTGATTCTTGACCTGTAAATTGCAATTGTTCTATGAGATATTCATGTGATAATTGGGCAAATCTGCGTCTTTCATCTGTATCTAAGAATAAATAATCAACCCATATGGCAGCTTCAGTAAATTCTGGAACACTTGCAACTGTACCAGATGCTACACATTTTTCTTTAGTTTCAAATTCAATCTTTAGTTTAACTTCATGATATTGTAAAGCAATTAATGGAAGGGCAAGACCAACATTTCTACAGAACCAAAATTCTAATGGAATATATAAATATGTTCCATCTGTTGAACTAACTCCTGATACCATATCAGAATCAGCGCCAACCATCATATCATACCCATATCTCTTTCCACTAGGTAAGGAAAGTTCATTCCATATATATAACCAATCAGCATAATGTTTATCTATTTGTTGTCCACCAATTTCTATTACAACAGATTTAATCATACGTAAACCTAAATAATTTACATATTTAGGGCTTCCAACAGCATTTGAAAGACCAGGTATCTTTGTCTGTAAATATATGCGATTTATTAAATCTCCATTGCGTGATATTTGACAATAAACTGTATTACCATATCCTGGAGTTCCATTAAAGGTTTGCTGTATAGGTTCCATTGCAAAATTAGTATGGCGACGATATACTACCTTGAAGAAGGTAATTTGAGGATTACCAGTCAAATAAACATCTTGTGCACCATATGCTACGAGTTGAAGAAGACCACCTCCCATTTATGCTATATTCTTTATACTATAATAGGAGAAAAAAATATGTGCTTGAATACGAAGAATATTAGATATATTATTATAATTTCCTTTCAATATTTCTGTAATTCATAGAGTTTCCGCTCTATTACTCAGTTACATTACCTAATTATATATATAGCTGATTTTGATTATATAAAACATAACTATAATCAAGATTATATAGATGTTTAAGGAAAAATCATCCAAGAAAAAATTAAATATAGAAAATAATGAATTATCAACATTAGATGCTCTTCATAATAAAATGATTAAAAAATTTGAAAGTATAGATAAAGAAAAAACTGAATGTAAAGAAAATCTAGCA